CTAATAAAGAACTAACAAACTTTCCTACAGCCGGTACTTATGTACAGCAAGGAAGTAATACTCCGGATACACATTGTCAGGGGAGTGGGTTTATAATGGCGATGGTTATTAATTCTACAGGCGTAATAACATCTATAACCTGTGGACAACCTTAAAAAAAAAGCATGATAAAAAATATAGTAGAATTGCTACAAATAGCAAACGGAGAAACTGAGAGTATTAAAATAGCGCAAGGCCTAAACGCTTTGCCCAAAGATTTTAAAGGTGCAAAAAAACTTATAAAAAATAACATAAAATGGGCGAAGTAAGAGAATATAGCTTAAAGCTAACCACAGAGCAAGCGCAAAAGAATATAGATGAGCTTAACAAATCACTACAGGCCCAAGAGGATTTGCTGTTTGATATTGATAAAGAGCTGCGAGATTATGAGAAACAATTAAGCAAAACCTCAGCAACAGATTTAGCAAAAAGGCAACACCTAAACGATAAAATTAAGGAAACAAAAGCACGCTTAAAAGAAGAACAAAGCGGCTTAAAAGACTTAAATCAAGAACGTAAACTGGCTAATCGTGAAATGGATGAGTCTACAGAATCAGCAGCAGAATATGAGGGCGTGCTGGGTATGATAGATTCTAAAACAGGTGGGCTTATATCAGGATTTAAAGGAATGACAACCTCAGTAGGTGGCGCTACAAAAGGATTTAACTTAATGAAAGTTGCTATTATAGGAACTGGAATTGGTGCTTTACTTATTGGAATTTTAGCTGTGTCAAAAGCCTTTACAAGCTCAGAAGAAGGCCAAAACAAGTTTGCTAAAATAATGGCGGTTATAGGTTCTGTTACTGGAAACTTTGTTACCATGCTTTCTGATTTAGGGGAGTTAATTATAGGGGTTTTTGAAAACCCTAAGCAGGCTATAATAGATTTAAAAGATTTAATAGTAACAAATATTACAAACAGAATTACAAGCTTAATAGATACGTTTGGTTTTTTAGGAAGTGCTATTAAAAAGGTGTTTAGTGGCGATTTTACAGGCGCTTTAGATGATGCAAAGGCAGCAGGTAGTTCTTACGTAGATAGTTTAACAGGTGTAAAAGACACTATTAACAAGGTAAGCGATTCGGTAAGTAATTTAACAAACGAGTTAGTAAAAGAAGCAGGTATAGCCGCAGGTATTGCAGATGATAGAGCAAAGGCAGACAAGTTAGATAGGCAAATTTTAGTAGATAGGGCCAATGCTAATAAAGAGCGTGCAGATTTACTTAATAAAGCAGTAGACAAAGAAAAGTTTAGCTTACAGGAGCGTATAGGGTTTTTAGAAGAAGCTGGTAAGTTAGAGGATGAGATAACTGCTAAGGAAATAGAAGCAGCGCAGCTAAGGTTAGATGCTAAAATATCAGAAAACTCTTTAGCAAATTCAACAAAAGAAGATTTAGAAGAAGAAGCTGCTTTAAGAGCCAATTTAATCAACTTAGAAACTGCAAAGCTTACAAAAGCTAAGGAAGTTACTGGGCAAATAATAGCGTTAAACACAGAAGCCGCAACCGCTGCAAAAACACTAGCAGATGAAGAAATGGCAAACGCTAAGGCTATACAAGACTTTAAGGATTCTTTAAAAATTAAAGATAAAGAAAACAAGTTTGCAGAAATAGAAGCAGAAAAGGAAGCTAGGATTTTAGCTTTAGAAGAGCTTAAATTAACTAAGGAAGCTGAGGAGCAAATGCTGTTAGATATAGAGCAAGCTTTTAAAGAAAAGAAGAAAATAATAGAAGATGAAGAAGCTGTATTATTAGCAGAAGAAAAGGAAGCGTTTTTAGCATCAAAATTAGAAGAAGAGGAATTATCTTTAGCAGAACAAAAAGAAAAAGACTTAGCAGAATTACAAAGGTTAAAAGGGACAGAAGCAGAAAGGCTGGCTATTGTAAAATTTTACAATGACCAAGAAATAGCAGCAGATGATATTAAAGCTAAGGCAGAGCTAGATATGGCAAAACAAACATTTGCAACTGTAGCAGGCCTATTAGGCGAAAACTCTAAAGCAGGTAAAGCAGCAGCAGCCGCTGCGGCCCTTATAAATACTTATCAAGGTATAACAGCCGAGTTAGCGACAAAGACCGCTACACCCTTTGGAATAGCCCTTAAAATAGCAAACATAGCTACTATAGCTAGTATAGGTTTTAAGTCTGTAAAGGATATCATGAAAACAAACCCCAAAGCTACAGGCGGAGGAGGTGGAGGTAATCCAGCAGCAGGAGCAGGCGGTGGCGCACCATCAGCACCGGCATCAGTTTCTATTCCGCCATCTTTCAATACGGTTGGAGCAGGTAGCACAAACCAGCTTGCAGATGCAATAGGTGGGCAATCACAGCAGCCTATACAAACTTTCGTAGTGGCTAACGATGTTAGTACTGCTCAAAGCTTAGACCGTAATATTGTTACAGGTGCGACAATAGATTAACAAAATTAAACTTTAAATACGTTATATAGATATGAGAATAGTAGAGTTAATATTAGATGAGGAACAAGAAGATGCAGGAATAGAAGCTATATCAATAGTAGAAAGCCCTGCAATAGAATCTGACTTTGTGGCTTTGCAAGCTCAAGAAATAAGGCTAGCAGAAGTAGATAAAGAGAAAAAAATCTTATTAGGTGCTTTATTGATACCTAATAAACCAATATACAGAAAAGGCGATGAAGGCGAAGAATACTACATTTTCTTTTCTAAAAATACAATAGTAAAAGCATCACAAATGTTTTTAAAAAACGGCTACCAAAACAATTCAACTCTCGAACATGCTCAGGCCTTGAATGGTTTGACTTTAGTTGAGAGTTGGATAGTTGAAAGTGAAACACAAGACAAATCCAGAATGTACGGTTTAAACGTACCTGTCGGAAGTTGGATGGGTTCTGTGAAAGTCAATAATGATGAAATCTGGAACGAGTATGTTAAAACAAACAAGGTTAAGGGATTCTCGATTGAGGGCTATTTTGCAGATAAAATGGAAAGGCCTAAAGGAAAAATTAAAGAAGATTTATCAGAAAATGATATAATCCTAAATCAAATTAAACAGCTTTTAACAAACGAAAATAATGCGACAAAACAACAAAAGTAAAGGCGTATTTATACCTAGCAGGACTTCGCCTACTGGCAGCGGTAGGGCTTGTTTGTGCTGGGATACAAATACCTATTCTATTAAGTGCTGCGATGGTTCTATGAGAGCGCAAGGGATAGGAGTTATAACAAGAACTTAGAACTGAAAATACAAAATAGTAATCAATAACCGTTATATATATAATATGAAATCAACCGAAATGTTAAATCAAATTAAAACACTTCTAAACATAGAAGTAAAACTTGAAGAAACAAAACTAGAAAACGGCACTATAGTAAGTGCGGAATCCTTTGAAAAAGGAAAAGAAATCTTCATAGTAACAGATGATGAAAAAGTAGCCATGCCAGTAGGAGAATACCTACTAGAAGATGGTCGCTTAGTTGTTGTTGCAGAGGAAGGAATGATAGATGATGTTAGAGAAGTATCAGATGAAGTACCAGCTAAAGAGGATAAAGAAGGAGAAGAAATTACTTCCGATTTAAAAGACGAAGAAGATGGTTACACAGATGAGAAAGAAAAAGAAATGGCAGATGAGGGTAATTATGTAACTAAAGATTCTTTTAGAGAAATGGAAGTTAAAATACAAAACCTAGAAGATGCTATCTCTGATTTAAAAGGCGATAAAGAATCTAAAATGGAAGATGTTGAAGAACAAGAAATGGCAGATGATTCGCAAGGAACATTAAAGTCTAGAACTGTAAAAGAAGAATTTTCAGAAGAACCAGCAGCAAAACCAATTAAACATAATCCGGAAGCTGTTAGCCAAACTAAAAAAGTTGAATTTGCAAAAGGTAAGTACAACGGCACAGCATTCGATAGAGTATTAAATAAATTAAATAAATAAAATAAATATGGCAACTTTTAATTACACATCAAACGATGTAGAGTACAATCAAGTAGGTCAATCTTACTATACAGTAACTGGAGATATTTCAGAAGGCGATATAGGAAATGACCACAATGTAGCAACTGATGGTTTAACTATTGGTATTCCAAAAATTACATCTGGAAACTTAGGATGCACGATATTCTTTAGAAATACAGGTGCAGCAGCAAACAACAAATTAACTATTTCGCCTGATGATTCAAACAAAATTATAGGTTCTGTTACCTTAGCAGGTTCAGTAGTTGTATCTGGTGGTGTTCTTGGAAAAGACTGGGAAAACACTAAAGCAACATCTATACAAGGAGACTGGTGTGCTATAAGAGCAGTAAGTTTAACAGAATGGTACATAGTAGGTTGTCAAGGAATCTGGGCATCAGAATCATAATCATTAATATATAAAAAATAAAAATATGAGTAATTTAAAAAACGTACAACTAGCTACAACAACGAATATCACGACTACGTATGCTGGTCAATTTGCTGGAGAGTACATCGCAGCAGCTTTACTATCTGCATCTACTATTGATGATGGTGGTTTAACTGTAAAAGCAAATATCGCATTTAAGGAAGTAATCAAAAAACTAGCTACAGGTTCTTTAGTAAGCCCTGCTAGCTGTGATTTTAACCCTAACAGTTCTGTAACACTTACAGAGCGTATAATTCAGCCCTTAGAACTACAGGTTAATTTACAATTATGTAAATACGACTTCGTGAATGATTGGGAAAGCCAACAAATGGGATTCGGATTAGGACAATCACTTCCTCCTAAATTTAGCGACTTTTTAATTGCTCACGTAGCAGCAGAAGTAGCGCAAAATACAGAGTTCTGTATATGGCAAGGGGATACAACAGCAGCTACAAACAACTCTTTTGATGGGTTTGAAAAACTAATCGCAGCATCAGCAGCAGCAGGAGATATTCCAGCAGCTCAGCAGGTAGCAGCAGTAGGTGGAGGCTTAAATGCAGCTAATATTATCGCAGAATTATCTAAGGTAGTAGATGCAATTCCAGCAGCACTTTATGGTAAGGAAGATTTATTCCTATATATCGGTAGTGCAGCAGCTAAATTCTATGTGCAAGCCCTTGGAGGTTTCGCCGCAAATGGATTAGGAGCTAACGGTGTTTCTAACATGGGAACTCAGTGGTGGAACAATGGTTCATTAACTGTAAACGGTGTTAAAATCTTTGTTTCTCCGGGATTATCAGCTAACAAAATGTTTGTTGCTCAACGTAGCAATCTGTATTTCGGAACTGGCTTATTAAATGATACAAATGCTATCAAGGTCCTTGACATGCAAGATTTAGATGCTTCGAATAATGTGAGAATGGTAATGAGATTTACTAGTGCTGTTCAATTTGGAATAGCTTCTGATATTGTTGAGTACGCTTAAAATTAATTAACTAATAAAATAGGGTAGGTGGTTTATCTACTTACCCTTTTTTTAAATAAAATATAAACAATATGGCATGTCTTTTAACAACCGGTAGAAAAATACCATGTAAATCAGCATTCGGAGGAATAAAATCTGTACTATTTGCAGACTTTGGAACTATTGCTAGTGTAGCAGTAGATTCATCAACAAAAATTGCAACTATTACAAATGGTTCTCCTGCTCCAGTATGGTTTGAATATGATGTAAAAGGAAATTCTAGCTTAGAAACTAGCGTTACTTCATCAAGAGAAAACGGAACTACATTTTACACACAAACTTTAAACCTTACACTAACATTCTTAGATGCAAAAACACAGGCGGAACTGGAACTTTTAGCAGTAGCTAGACCATACGCAGTAGTAGTTGATTACTACGGAAACAGCTTTCTGTGTGGATTTGAAAACGGAATGGAAGTTACAGGCGGAACTGTAGTAACAGGAGCAGCGGCTGGAGATTTAAGTGGATTCACTTTAACATTCGAAGGAATGGAAGAAGCGGCACCCTTTTTCTTAGATGCTACACCAACACCTTCTGCTTTACAAATCCCTCCAACTGGGTAATAATTAGTAATTTTTAGTTAGAAAATTAAGCACTCTTTTATAGGGTGCTTTTTTTTTGAGTGGACACTTCTACAAATAAGCCTATTATTTACGTTATATAAGTGCATGATAGTTTTAACCACTTTGGCTACGGCCCAAACCTTTTCAGTAATACCTAGACAGTATGATGATAGCGCTTTTACAATAAGGGTAAGAGATGATAGTACTAATATAACAGTAGATTACGTTAATCAATCAGGTACAACTTCCGGTAACTATTTACAGATTAATTTAGTTTTTAGCCCTGTTTTAGTTGAAGCGCATTTTTACGATTTATCTTTATTTGTAGACTATAATTTTTGGAATACTAATAATAGCTTTTGGAATTTATACGATGTTTTGTGGCAAATAGATTCAAATTTTACGGAAGATATATTCAATGATAAGATATTTTGCACAGACCAAGATATAGACCAGTTAAACGATAACGACCACTACGAGCTAAATAAGGGCCAATACACAGAGTATAAAGGTTTTGATAACACATACACAGTAAGATGATAAAAAAACGACTAAGAAACGATAAGGGCCAATATAAAAAAGCTTCTAAAATATCACAGTTTGGATTTGTTAATTTAAGCACATATACAAGCCCTGAGATTAAAGAGGTAAGCGGCAAAGAGTGGATAGAGTATGGCGCAGATAATAACTATTTTCAATATTTGATAGATAGATATAATGGTAGCCCTACAAATAACGCTGCTATAAACGGTATTAGTCAGGCTATTTACGGAAAAGGGTTAAACGCTACAGATGCAAATAGAAAGCCCAATGAGTATGCGCAAATGATTACTTTATTTAAAAAAGATGTAGTAAGAAAACTGTGTTATGATTTAAAGCTAATGGGCCAATGCGCTATACAGGTAATTTATACAAAGGATAGGAAACGAATAGCACAGTTAGAACACATGCCAATAGAAACCTTAAGGGCTGAAAAGGCTAATGAGGAAGGCGATGTGCCAGCTTACTATTACTTTAAGGATTGGCCTAATATAAAGCGTAGTGATGTGCCTTTAAGGATACCAGCTTATGGTATGTCAAAAGAAAACATAGAGATATTTTACATAAAACCTTATAAATCAGGCTTTTACTACTATAGTCCTGTCGATTATCAAGGTGGATTACAGTACGCAGAGCTAGAAGAAGAAGTAAGTAACTACCATCTTAACAATATCCTTAATGGCCTGAGTCCCAGCATGTTGATTAACTTCAATAATGGTACTCCAAACCAAGAAGAAAGGCAATTAATAGAGAGTAAAATAGCTGCTAAATTCTCAGGCTCTAGTAATGCAGGTAAATTCATACTAGCATTTAACGATAACAAAGAAAGTCAGGCTGAAATAACGCCAGTACAGTTAAGTGATGCACATAACCAGTACCAATTTCTTAGCGAGGAAAGCACTAAAAAAATAATGGTTGCTCATCGTATTGTTTCGCCTATGCTTTTGGGTATAAAAGACCAAAGCGGATTAGGTAATAATGCGGAAGAAATTAAGACTGCATCCTTATTAATGGATAATACTGTTATAAGGCCCTTTCAAGAGCTTTTAATTGATTGCTTTGATAAACTATTATCCTATAATGATATAAGCTTACGCCTATACTTTACTACGTTACAGCCGTTAGAGTTTACTGAGGTAGATACGGACATACAAGACAAGGAAACAATAGAAGAAGAAACAGGAATTGAAATGGAAAGTAAGCTAGCTAAGGTGGAGCTTAAAACTATTGATGGAAAAACGGCCTACAATACTAAAGAAGAAGCCGAAGCAAAAGCCAAAGAAATAGGCTGTAGTGGTTCACACGAAATGGAGATAGAGGGCGATGCATATTACATGCCATGCGAAAACCATGAGGAATTAAAAGCGCCATGCTGGGATAATTACGAACAGTACGGCACTAAGATTAAGGATGGTAAGGAAGTACCTAACTGTATAGAACAGGCTAAGGTGGAAAGGCTATGCTGCTCAGCAGATGAACAGGAAGATGATGAGGAAATGGCTAATAGCTTAATAGCTTTAGGCGAGGATATAGACGAAAACGAGTGGGAAGCTATATACGACCAAGCTGTGGACTATACTAAGGATGATAAAATAGATACGGTAATACATGAATTAAACGCACAGAGCAGCGAAAAACTATCCTTGCTAGGTAAGATGTGGAAATTTGTAGTAAGTACCGGTAGCGCTTACCCAAACACACGCTCAGCGCAAGATAAAAAGATTGGTGAAAACTATTTTAGAGTTAGATACTATTATGCACCTAGAAAAGTAGGAGCAAATGCTCGTAAGTTTTGCAGGGCGATGAAAAACGCTAACAAGTTATATCGTAAAAAAGATATAATAGCAATGGGTACGCAAAAAGTAAATCCGGGATGGGGTCCTGAGGGTGCAAATACGTATTCTATATGGCTTTGGAAAGGCGGAGGTAACTGTCATCATTCATGGCGAAGAATTACGTATAAAAGCAAGCTAGCAAAAATTAACACAAAAGATGCACAGGATATAATAGGAACAAGACAGGCCGCTATATTAGGCTATAAGGTTACAAACCCTTATCAGGTATCTATACAACCTAGAAACTTACCAAACAAGGGCTTTTTGCCCGGAAACCCTCAAGGAGAATAATTATGGCAACAGTACTTTTTATAAATAGAACAGATTTAGTTAGAAACTCAATTATCGATGGAAATGTGGATACGGATAAGTATATACAATTCATTAAATTGGCGCAGGAAATTCATATCCAAAACTACTTAGGAACAAAAATGTATGAAGGATTAACGGCTGCTATTGTAGCAGGAATAGATTTAAATGCTAATGCAAGATGGAAACTATTATTAGATGATTACGTAGTACCTATGCTTATTTGGTTTTCTCAGGTAGATTATATCCCATTTTCGGCATACCAAATACGTAACGGTGGAATGTATAAACACCGTAGCGAGAACGCAGATACAGTAAGTAAGGAAGAAGTAGATTTTTTAACAGAAAAAGCAAGAACGAACGCAGAATGGTATTCAAGAAGGTTTATTGATTTCATGAGTTTTAATCAAACAACCTATCCGGAGTACACGAGTAACATAAACGATGATATTTATCCAAGTTATGATGCTACGTTTAACGGCTGGGTTCTATGAAATATAAAGTAAAAGAAAAAAATATAGAAAAATTAAAACTTTTCTTAAAAAAAATTAAAAAAAACAAATTAAAAAACACTAAGAATGGCAACTCTATTTAATACTAAAATATCTGCAACTTACGTAGGCCTGTTAAAGACTATCGACAATGCAGTACTATCTGCAACATTAAGAGAACTAACTGATGGCTCAGGAAACCAATCAGGGCTATTTTTAAACACAGCAGGGGACTTTAAGGTTACTAGTGTACTAGAATGGGGTTCTTTAAAAGATACTGGCACAGGCGTTACTATAACGCAATTTGTAACAGCAGCTAATGGTATTGAAAACTTTAATAACGATACTACTCTACCAACAAGTGCAGCAGTTAAATTATACGTAGACACTAAATTTTCACAAACAGATACTTTGACAGAGGTATTAGGCTTTGGTAATACAACAAGTGGAAAAGATATAGCAGTTAGTGCAGGGGATGATGTTACTTTTACTGATACTAGTAAAGCAATATTTGGAACAAGTTCAGAATTTGAGATATTTCAAGATACTGCCGATTCAAGAATTACAACTTTATCAAACTTATATATTCAAACTCCAATATTTAGAGTTCAAAAAGTAGGTGGAGAACAAATGATTGAAGCAATTTCAGATAATGGAGTTAAGTTGTATTTTAATAATGTAAAGAAATTTGAAACCACGTTATTAGGTAGTACAATTACAGGCGATTTACTAGTGACTGGTTCTATCACAGGAGCAGGTGGCTCATTCTTGCCACTAGCAGGCGGAATAATGACTGGTAACACTATCCACAACGATAATGTTAAAAGCATATACGGAACTTTAGGAGATGGACTTGAGATATTTCACGATGGAACACATTCTTATTTAGAAGATACAGGAACAGGAGATTTAAGAATAAAAACTAATGGTGCTTCTATTGCCTTGTTAGCACCGAGTAATGAAGATATGGTTTTGGCTGTTCCTAATAGTTTTGTTAAATTATATTTTAATAATTCAGAAAAACTTGCAACAAATATTACAGGAGTAAATGTAACAGGTAATTTATCTACTACAGCAAATGTAAACGTAGGAGCAAATGCAACTTTTGTAGATAACGGAAAAGCCTTATTTGGCGATTCTAACGATTTAGAGATTTTTCATAATTCTGGTACTAACTCTAATACTTTACAATCTAATAATATCAAGACCTTGGCACTTCAACAAGATAGTATTCAGGTCCTTAATCAATCAGGTAGTGAATTAATGATTGGTGCTATTGCAGATGGAGCAGTTTCTTTATATTTTAATGGCTCTAAAAAACTTGAAACAGTTTCAGATGGAGCAAAGGTTACAGGTAACCTAGAAGTAACAGGCACCATAACTGGCGCAGGTGGTTCTTTCCTCCCTTTGATTGGTGGAACTATGACTGGAAACACTATTCATAATGACAATGTAAAGTCTATTTATGGAACTGCAAGTGACGGACTAGAGATATATCACGACAGCTTAAATAGTGTTATTAGAGACCAAGGAACAGGTAATATGGTTTTAGCAGCAGATGATTTTAGGCTACAAGTTAGCGACCAAACTGCTAATATGATAACCGCTAATACAGGTGCTGAAGTTAAATTAATGTTTAATGGTGGGCAAAAACTAGCAACTACAAACACAGGTATATCAGTAACAGGAAACGGAGTATTTAGTGGTAATGTAACAATACCTGATGCAGGACAGTTACAACTAGGAACGGGAAATGATGCTCAAATATATCACGATACTTCTAATTTCTATGCAAAAAATTTAGTAGGTGCATTAAATATAGAACAAGCAGCAATAACTCAATCAATAGTAGTTAAGGTATCAAATTCAAACGCACTAGATACAACTGCATTAACTATTAATAGAGAAGGAGATTTAATTACAGGTAAAGATGTAACTATTGCAGGAGATTTAACTGTAAACGGAACAACAACGACTGTAAACAGTCAAACGCTATCCGTAGTAGACCCATTAATAAGTTTAGCCACAGCAAACACCGCTAACAGCTTAGATATTGGTTTCTATGGTAAGTATAATGATTCAACAAATCGTTACTTAGGACTGTTTAATGATGCCTCAGATTCTAATAAATTTAAGTTATTTAGAGGCACAACAGTAGAGCCTACAACAACAGTAAATATTGCAGGTGCAGGATATGTAGCAGCAGATTTAGTTGTAGCAGGATTAGAAGGAACAACAGGGGTTTTTAGTACAAGTGTAACAGTAGCAACGGCATCGCCATTAATTAGATTAACAGATACTGACAATAATACTAATATTGATTTACTTTCTATTGGTGGAGCGTTTATTCTTAATTCAACTTCTGACCAAATTCATCAAATAGGTGGACTTGAAAAATTTAGAATTGGTAGTTCTACATCAACTTTTCAAGGAAATATAATATCTCAAGGAACAGGAACAAATTCATTTGTAGGTAATATTTTAATGAATAATGATGCACCCGTACTTACAGTAAATTCTAGCAACGGAGGTTCGGGATTTAGAGTAAATGTTACAGGCGTAGCTAGTGGTAATAATTCGTTATTTAGACTACAAAGAGCAAGTACAACTGTATTAACTATTCAATCAGATGGGGATGCAATTTTTACAGGAAATGTAACAACAGGTGCATCTTTAATTTCATCTAATATAATTATAAATCAAATTACTGCAAAAACAGCTAATGGAAATATATTAGTTAGAAATAATGGAGGTTCTACTATAGCAACTTTTAATAATAATTTAAGTGCAAGTTTTGCAGGAGGTATAACTGCAACTGGAGGAATTACTGCTAATTTTTTTAGAACAAATGCTGCTAATGCAGATTATAATTTAATTACTAGAGATAGTACAGGAAACACAGTATTTATACAGGCAGTTCAATCAAACACAAATCAGCCGATAGCAAAATTTAGTTACGGAAGTGGTACAGTTAATGCAGGAAATGCAGTATTGCAAGTTTCTAAAGATAATTCTCATTTCGTTAATTGTCGACTTGGAATTGGTAATACAGCACCCGAACAACTTTTACACGTAGGAGATGGTTCAGATGCTGCAAGAGGAGTTGTTGCTATTGAAGGAGCAGGAGGTTCGCATTTAATATTTTCTGAAAATTCTTCACACGCACCTGGCGCAAATGCTTATTGTTTAAGACCTGCTTCAGGTACTAATTTTATAATTCAACAAGATGGTAGCGCAGCATCTGCTTTAACAATAGACACAGGAGCAAACGCAACTTTTGCTGGAATAGCAAACGCTAATGTTATTGTGGCAAGGGATAATATGTTTGTTGGTGCAGGACAATTTTATATTGGAGGAACAACCTCTGAAGTTGATGGTTCATTTAGACAAGTAGTAGGTTCAGGCGATTTTAAACTTCAAAAAAGAATTAGTGGAACTTTTACAGACGCATTAGAAATTGATACTAATTTAAACGCAATTTTTGCAGAAAACATTACTGCAACAAGAGGATTTTTTAATAGTGGAGGTACTAATGTAGTTGCAACTTTTACAAGTACAGATGCTCAATCATCTATAAAATTTGTAGATAGTGGAGGTAACGCTGAAATTGGATGCAATGGGAATGTTTTAACTTTTCAACCTGCTGGTGGTACTTCTCAATTATTAGTTGGAGAATCAATTTCAACTTTTGTAGGAAATGTAGGAATAGGCACAGGTGGTTTTGCTCAAAAACCTTTAGATGTTTCAGGTGCAACAGGTGGGCAACTTTTAATAACTGGTGCTAATGATGCAGTAGGAACAACAGCAGGAATATTACTTAGAGCAGAGGGTGGAGAATCAAATGGTTTAGCAAGAATTAAAGGTGGTATTTTCTTTGAAAGAATAGCAGGTAGTTTTGGAAATGGAACATTAAAATTTGCAGTTAATGGTGCAGTAAATAATGATGCAGTTACTGTTGCAGATACTGCTATGACTATTGATAATAGTAAAAAAATTATTGTTGAAGAAAGTATTTCATTTGTTAATGATGCTCCATTTAGAGGGGCAGCATCAATTAGACAAGATAGCGATATTTTAATTTTAACTGGCGGTGGCAATGGATTTGCTTTTAATGATGACACTAATGCAGTTTCAAACTTATTAATAAATTCTGGAGGGGAAGCAACCTTTTCAAGTGCAGTTAATATTGCAGGTACATTAACATTAGACCAAGGCTCATTATTAAATGGTATAATTAATACACCAGCTTCTTTAAGAATTAATATTGATTCAAACAATAATCAAACAGGCGAAAAATTTATAGTTGGTCATAGTCAAACGAATATTGATAATAACAATATTTTATTAGAAATTAATGAAAGTGGTGCAGCAGAGTTTACTGGAAATTTGGGAATTGGTATTGGTGCAAATAGTAATTATAAATTAAGAATAAAATCAGATGCAAGCCAAGCCGATGGGGTATATATAAGTGCAGGAGATTCAACTTCAAATCACGCATTATATGTAGAAACTGAAACAGGTAGCGCTGAATTATTTGCAGTTCAAGGAAGTGGGCAAATTAGAATGAATGCTTCAAGAGCTGGTAATATTATATTTGGAGGCACTTCAATAGCAGCAATTACAGGTGCAAGCCCTGTTGGTTCAGGTTTTGGAATGGAATCAAGTAATAGGGCTGTTTTATTTCAAGGTACTACATCAACTGGTGTTATGACTATGCAAGCTTATTATAATCCAAATGGTCAAGTTGGAAGAATTGGACTTAATGGTTCAAGTACTTCTTATTTTACATCTTCAGATTATAGATTAAAAGAAGATTTACAAGACTTTACAGGATTAGATAAAGTTTCTAAAATATCTGTTTATGATTTTAAATGGAAAGCAGATAAAAAAAGAAGTTATGGAGTTATAGCACACGAACTGCAAGAAGTTTTACCTCAAGCGGTTTCAGGAGATAAAGATGCAAAAGAAAACCAGATGGTTGATTATTCTAAAATAGTTCCTTTGTTAGTTAAGTCAATACAAGAACTAAAAGCAGAGATTGAACTTTTAAAGGCTAAATAAAATTCGTTATATTTACAACTAACTTAAAAAACATTTAAAATGTCAAAAATTACCGAAGCAGAATTAAAAGGATTACAAGAACAAGAGCAGAAAAA